AGGCGGGTGCGGTGCGCACCACGCGGGCGCTCCAGCCCCGGCGCGGGTGCGACGCGGACGGCAACCCCTCCGACCCCGCGCACCCTTGGAACGCTGGCAAATCGCTCGGAGCTGGCCAGACTAGGACCGCCAGCCCCACACACGCTCAATTAGTTGTTCGCCGCCAGGGTGGTGACCATGGGTAAGCGCGGCCCTGGCGCCACCCGTCTGCGCGCTGCGGCACGGCGGCCGGGCGCCAACAAAGTCCACCATCCCTGGACAAAACGGGGCATGTCGGCGGCCGAACAGGTGCTGGCCTTCCTGGGAACCCTGCCGATCGTCTCGGGCCTGCGCGCTGGCGAGAAAATGGAGCTGCTGGAGTTCCAGGGGCGGTTCGTGCGCGGCGTGTACGCCGAGACGGAGGGGGAGCGGCTGGTGCGCCTCGCCGGGCTGTCGGTGGCGCGCGGCAACGGCAAGTCGGCGCTGCTCGCCGGCCTGTCGCTCGCCCATCTGCTCGGGCCTATGAAGGAGCCGCACGGGGAGTGCTATGCGGCGGCGCTCGACCGCGAACAGGCGGGCGTGCTGTACCGCATGGTGCGCAGCTACATCGAGGCGACGCCGTGGATGGCGGCGGCGGTGAACATCCGCGACTGGCACAAGTCGATCGAGGTGGAGGCTGACCGCTCGACCTGGACGGCGCTGACCAGCGACGCCCGCAAGGCGCATGGCCTCGCGCCCTCGTTCTGGATCGCGGACGAGGTGGCGCAATGGCGCTCGCGCGAGCTGTGGGACAACCTCAAGACGGGCATGGCGAAGCGGAAGAACGCGCTGGGCGTGACGATCAGCACGCAGGCCGCCGATGACATGCACTTCTGGTCCGGCATCCTCGACGCCGAGCCGGTGCCGAGCTTCTACGTGCAGCTCCACGCCGCGCCGGTCGACTGCGCGCTGGACGACCGCGAGGCGTGGCGCGCGGCCAACCCGGCGCTGGGCGAGTTCCTGAACGAGGATGAGTTCGCCGACGCGGCGGCGATGGCGATGCGCTCGCCCTCGTTCGAACCCGCCTTTCGCCTGCTCAACCTCAACCAGCGCGTCGCGGCCGAGGGCCGGTTCATCAACCCGGCGGAGTGGGAGGCCAACGCCGAGCCGTTCGACCCGACCGAGCTGGAGGGGGAGAGGTGCTTCGGCGGCCTCGACCTGTCCAGCACCCGCGACCTGACGGCGCTGGCGCTGTGGTTCCCCGACGCGGGCCGGCTGCTCGCCTGGCACTTCGTCCCTCGGGACACGATCGGCGAGCGCGTCGAGCGGGACCGGGTGCCCTATGATCGCTGGGCGGAGGCGGGGTGGATCGAGACGACGACGGGCCGGGCTACCGATCGCGTCGCCATCGCGCGTCAGCTCGCCGACATTCGCGGCCGGTACGACGTGCAGGGCATCGCGTTCGATCGCTGGCGCTTTGAGGACCTGGGCAAGCTGCTGTCCGACGAAGGCATCGACCTGCCGATGGTCGAGTTCGTGCCCGGCTTCAAATCCTACGCCGCGGCGGTGGACGCCTTCGAGCGCGCGCTGCTCGACCGGCGGATGCAGCACAACGGCTCGCCCATCCTGAAATGGCAGGCGGGCAACATCATCGTGGAGACGGACCCGGCCGGCAACCGCAAGCCGGCGAAGAACAAGTCGATCGACAAGATCGACGGGCTGGTCGCCGCCATCATGGCGTGCGGGCTGGCGGCGACCGATGAAGGCCCGAAGGTGTACCGGGGGGCGGGGTTGGAGTGGGTTTGATGCCCTACACTTTTAACCCGACCGAGTAATAGTCCAAGTCTCGTAAATCAATGTAACGCGGCACTTCTTCCTTGCAAAAGTTAACTTTGCCTGAAAACCTTGAAAACAGCTTGAACATGTTCAAGCTGTCCATGGCAGTATCACTAATGTTTATCATTCCCGTGTTAAACACAGTGACAAGAAGAAGTTTTCCCATTGCAATTGTATTAGAGCAGCTACCAGTCAGTTTACCGCACCCTTGGACTTTCTCAATATCGAGAAAGCCATGATGGGAGTAACCCCCTGAAATGCTCGTCGGGTTGCTGCCAATCCAAACATGCCAGTGATCTGTCACAACCCGGTCTTTGGCAAAGGCAAAGCGAATTTCGTCCGGTATGACCGATGATGGCCTGTCGGCCAGATCAATCGAAAACGTAGTCATGACTGCCCATTGAGAAATTAGTCTTGCTTGATCCTCTGAAAGCAAAGAAAGTCTTTTGCCTAGTATAAATGGTATGAGAACAGGTTTGCACGCTTCCTGCAACTTACTCATCCACCCGCCATTACAAGCCGTGCATAGTTTTATAGTATGTGATCTAATATCCCGCTTTGATATTGTACCTTTAACCCTATTATGAGAGCCCTTTTGCTCAAAGGGACTCAGTCCACGCTGCCACTTTGGGAAGTAGTCCTCCTTTGAGGCAGGGCCTTCCAGCCCACACATCCTACATATGATCGGCAAGTTTGCTTCCAATCAGGCATTCTAGAGCAAGCCTAAGTACCTCGGGTCTACTCGCGTGAGGTTTGAAGTCCGCGGTCCATGCGTCCAGTGCGGCGAGCTGATCCGGCTGAAGGCGGACGCCAATCTGCACTCCCTTGCCTGTTGGCGCAGGACCGCGCCGTTTCCGTGCTGGCAAAGTTTCTTGACCGTGATCGTTAACCATGCCAGCACAGTAGCGAGCCGAGCGGAGGGTGCAACCTCCACCCGGCTCTGACCGCAACCGTCCTGGAGAGACGATCATGGCTGTTCACGCCTCTATCACGGCCGCCGCGCCGTTTACACCTGCCCCGCCCGCCGCGATCACCCGCATCCTGTCCCGCTTTGACCGCGACCAGCTCGCCGGCTTCATCGCGGTCGCGATCGACCTGCTCGACGCCGCTGACGGCGACTCGGACATCGAGCCGAACGGCGACGAGCTCGACGGCAGCCGCGCCGAGGACGACTTCATACGCCATATCGAGCTTGGCGGCCCCGGCTGCCCGTTCAGCGACCCTGCCGAGGACGACGACGCGGCCTGCCGGCGAGCGCATCGTGCGCGGCTGCGCTTGCTGGCGTGATGTTCCATTCTGGGCGGCTCACATAACGCTTGCACGCGCCGTTTGTGGGCGCTACTCACAACGCGGAACATAGACGGACCGCGCAATGGCAAAGCTTCCTTCCATCGTCACCGCCATCGCCGAGGTCGACGGCCGGGATCGCCCGTCCGTCGATCACGTCGCCCGCACCATCCGCGAACGGGGATATATTTCGACGGGTAAGCGTGGCGGCGGCGCTGCCGATGTGCAGCCGCATGAGGTCGCCAACCTGCTGATCGCGCTCAATGGCGCCGACAGTGCGAAGGAGGGGCCGCTGGCGATCGACCGTTTCCGCAGCCTGCGCCAGATGTACGCGGGCACTTCCGCCGACTTCAAGCGGCGCCTTGCGGCCTATGACGAGCTGCCCAAGCCGCTCCAGGACGTGATGGACGTGCACACCTTTGGCGAGGCGCTGGACGCGCTAATTGAAGGCGTGCCGGACCTCGCCGCCTCCTTCAGGCAGTATGTCGCGGTCGCCTATGAGTTCCCGCCGGAGAAGGCGGAAGCACAGGTCGGCAGCATGATTCGCCTCAGTCTTCTCGGACTGGCCGTCACGTTCAGCCGGTACGCCGGCAAGATCGAGATGTTCACGATGAACGGCAGCGAGCGTCGCGTCGAGTTCGAGGCGGCTTTCATCAAGGACACCGATCGTCTGGATAGCGGCTTCTACGGGAACGACTGGCCTGATCGCAGCGTGCGTGTGACGATCGGCTTCTACACGCTTGCCAGGGCGTGGCAGGCGCTGAACCCGGGCACCGACCTGCCCGGCTTTCCCGCACCCTCGATCGCCCAAGCTGGCGACGCCGAGTGACCGAACACCACCCCTACCTGCCCGCGTCTGGGCACCGCCGATCGGGAGGGGTGGCTACGCGCGTAACCCCGATCTGCACCCCTTCTGACCATCGTCGCGAGACAGACGGCTTTCACCGCGCCGGGGGCTTCGGCCCCCGGCCAGCATGAGGACGAACGAGCATGAAGACCGCAGAATTGATCGAGCAGCGCGCGGCGATCGTCGCCCGCATGAATGAGGCCCACACCGCCGACAACGGCGAGGCGTTCACCACCGCCGAGACCGAGCTGCGCAGCCTCGACGCGAAGCTGGACCGTGCGCGCAAGCTCGACGCGGCCGACCGCACCGACCCCGGCCGCACGATCCACGGCGGCGCTGACCAACTCGACCGCGAGCTGCGCAGCTTTTCCATCACGCGCATGATCGCGCACAAGGCCGGTCTGGACGTGGACGCCGGCCGCGAGATCGAGATGCAGGCGGAGCTGACCAAGCGCGCCGGCAAGCCGGCCGAGGGCTTCTATGCCCCGACCGAGGTGTTCGAGACGCGCGACGCGCAGGTGACGGGCACCAGTGCCGCGATCGTGCCGACCAGCTTCCGCCCCGACCTGTTCACGTCGGCGCTGACCAACTCGACCGTGATGCAGGCGATGGGCTCCACGGTGCTGACCAGCCTGACCGGCAACGTCGTGATCCCGAGGGAGACCGGCTCGCCGGCGGTGGGCTGGGTCGCCGAGAATGTCGCGCTGCCCTACGGCAACTTCACCGCGGATAGCCTCACCCTGTCGCCGCACCACGTCGGCGCGATCGTGGAGCTTTCCCGCCAGCTCCTGATGCAGTCGAGCCCGGCGGCCGACGCGCTGGTTCGCCAGATGCTGTCGCGCAACATCGCGCTGGAGATTGACCGGGCGGCCATCGCCGGCACCGGTGCCAACGCGCAGCCGACCGGCATCCTCAACGCCGCGGGCGTCCCGAGCGTCGCCTATGACACCGACCTGTTCACCACCACGGCGAACATGATCGCGGCGGCCGACATTGCCAACGTCGGCAGCTCGCGCAGCTTCGTCTCGACCAACGGCGTGAAGGCCGCGGCGGCCAAGCTGCGCGACGCGACCGGCCACCCCATCGCGTCGGCGGAGGTGTTCCACGGCGAGTCGGTGCAGTTCTCCAACCAGGTGCCGAACAACCTCAACCCGGCCGGCAACAAGCACGGGCTGGTCTATGGCGATTGGAGCGACTTCCTGATCGGCATCTGGTCGCAGCTCGACATTCTCGTGAACCCCTACGCGCAGGCGGCTTACGAGAAGGGCAACATCCTGATCCGCGCCATGGCGACGGTGGACTTCGGCGTTCGCCGGCCCGCGTCGTTCGTCAAGGCGACGGGGGTGGTGACAGGCTGATGACCGCCAGCCCGGCCATTGAGCAGCGTAGCGTCACCGAGTTCCGGCCTGTCGGTCGGCGCCTGGAGGGCTACGCCGCCACCTTCGGCGTCGAGGCGCGCGTCGGGTCGATCCGCGAAACCATCGAGCCGGGCGCGTTCCGCTCCAGCCTGTCGGGCGACGTGCTGGCGCTGCTCGACCACGACCAGGGCAAGGTGCTGGGCCGCACGCGGTCGGGTACGCTGCGCCTGTCGGAGGATAGTCGGGGCCTCGCGTTCTCGCTCGACGTGCCCGACACGGCGGCGGGGCGCGACGTGCTGGCGCTGGCCGAGCGCGGCGACCTGGGGGGCATGAGCTTCGGGTTCATCTGCCCCAAGGGCGGCGATAGCTGGCAGGGCGAGCGGCGGACGCTGCGCGCCGTGAACCTGCATGAGGTGTCGGTGGTGTCTGCATGGCCCGCCTATCCCGACACGTCGCTGGCGCTGCGCAGCAAGGGTGCCGGCAATCCCGACGCCCTGCGGCGGCGCCTCATCATGGCGGAGCTTGGCGCATGGGCATGATGCAGCGGATCGCCGGCTTTATCGGTCTGGAGCGGCGCAGCGACGCCCTCGACCCGTCCTGGGGCGCCATCGCGCCCGGCATCGGCTATCCGGCCGCCTTGACCGCCCGCGCGGCGGAGGATCTGTCGACCGTGCTGGCGTGCACGACCGCGATCGGCGGCGGCCTGGGGTCGGTGCCGGCGCTGGTCTATCGGCAGGACGGCGACAACCGCGTCGAGGCCATGGGCCACCGCTGCGCAAGCTGACGCGCAACGGCGCCAACGATCGCATGTCCTGGCCCGACTTCATCGAGCATCTGGTCGCGTCGGCGTTGCTGACCGGCAACGGCCTCGCCACGATCGAGCGCGACGCCCGCGGCGCCTTGGCGTCGCTCACCTGGGTGCCGTGGGGCATGGTGACGGTGCAATATCTCCAGTCCGGCCGGCTCGCCTATGATGTGGCGGACGGGCGCGACGGCCTGCGCCGCTTCCTGGAGGGGGAGGTGGTGCACCTTCGCGACCGCACCGACGACGGGCTGGTCGGGCGCTCGCGCCTGTCCCGCGCCGCTGACACGGTGGCGGGCGTCGCCGCATCCAACACCTTCGCCAAGAGCTTCATCGACAAGGGCATGGCGCCGAGCGGCGTGATCGAGCTGCCCGGCACGCTGACCATGGACCAGCGCAACCAGCTTCGCACGCAGATGCGCGAGCGGAACGAGGGCGCCCGCAATGCCGGCCGCACGCTGATCCTCGACGGCGGCATGACGTGGAAGGCGTCCCAGATCAGCCCGGAGGACGCCGAGCTGCTGGCGACGC